CAGCTTGAGTTAAATTTTTATGTGTTACAAACACGTTAAATAGAAGTCACATAGGCTATTACAAATAACTACGGACCTATCCCATACCAATCTTCACCTTCCTTAATTGGTGATAGTATGTCTTTTCTAGTAATCTTATCTTTAGGATTAATAAGACCTCTTTTTTTAGCCTCGTTAAGAAGGCTGAGATACTTGAAATAAGACAGACCTTGGCGTCTCATTTCTTCTAATGTTTTGCGAACAGTATCGCCTCCAAGAGCATCTGCATATATGGTTCTTAGAGCTTTTTTTGCGGAATCAGCATGCCCAATATTGGTAAAGAATGCATCGTGAATGGTACCAGTGCCGATATTATTCTTTCTACCCCAATTATGGAATTGCCTAACAATTACAGCATCATTGCTATGATTGCCATTAACCCCGAGACCAATACTCGCATCTTGAAATGCATGGCTTCCTCTGAGATTTCCGTCTGAGACAGTTCCTTCATAAATATTAGCAACCTTGCGTCCTGTGACAGGATCAATGAACTCAATTCGCTCTTGGCTTTTTCCTCTGTAACGCTGCATCATTATTTTACCGTCAAAAGTTACCCAAGGTATATCGACCTTTTTGGTATCTTGGACATATATTTTAGCAACTTTTTTCCAGAAGTTAATGAATTCACCAGTAATAGGTGCTCTTTTCTGAAGGTTATTTGTCATAATTTTAGATAATGTTGAAAAGTCTTGTGGGCCAAGTAAACCCTTCCGCGTGTTAGTTAATGTTAATACAAAATCTTCTACGTCTGGATGAATTGCCTCTGCCTCCAAAAGAAGTGTTCTTCCAACAGGTCTATTATTATTGATAGAGTTTACTAACTCTGATCTAAAGGCTTTAAGTCTAGAAACAGTTGATACTGCTCCGAGTTTATCAGCTTCTTTAATTGCATAATCAACTTTTCTAAGAATTGGATTAAGCTCATTTTTAGTAATGACCACATAGTCAAGATCTTCTAATATTTCAGAAAGACCTTCTGCGACTCTTGCTGCTTTAGTAGCCTCTCCTGCACCATAGAAAGTTACCATGTTTTGTTTCTTAGCAGCCCCCGCCAAGTCTTCCCAAGTTAAATTTGCATCTCTAAAAGCGGGAATTTTCCTAAACTCAGGATCATTAATTGTATCTATTGCAACAAGGTCATAAAGCCTATTTTTCTGAGGTGTTGCCAAAACATTAGATGCTTGGGCAATCGCTCTATCTCCCGTAGATAACGCAATAATTTGAGCGCCGCTTGAGGATGCATCATTTTCGATCATTAATTGAGTTTTATAAGATTTTAACAAATTCAAATTATTAAAATTGCCGTCAACGTGCTTATGAATTCTATAATATTCTAGAGCTAATCGAGCCATTTTAGGAACTTCTTTAGCTTTATGCCCTTTAATAAGCGGGTGCTCTAAAAATTCTCTAATACGACGATCTCTTTGTGTAGTTTCGGTCAATATCTTACCAAGTTCAAGAATTTCTTTTTCATGTCTAAGAAAGATAGATCTTCTACCCGATTGAGTTAAAGCTTCTTGGCCGGAGCCAATCATAACACCTAACTGAATCTGCAACTCGTCTAACGCTGCAGGGGTCATCCCAACTTTTTGAGCAGAATTTAAAAATGGTCTGACAAGTTCACCCCCGGTAGGTGTTAAATAACCTTTATGATAAATTCTTCCACGAGAATCAATACGAATTCTAGTTTTAAAAGGCTTACCTAAATTAGTGTGATAACGACCAGCAGCCATCAGGCCATAACCTTGTTCACCTCGTTTTAATATTTCATGCCTAAATTCATTAATATCGTCGTAATACTTAGAGTTACCTCTTGGATCTCTGAACCTAACAACATCATCCATAAAATTGAAGAATTCTGGATCCATTTCATATTGGGTATTAGAAGCATGATTTAAAGCTCTAGCAATATCTCTATCAATCTGTTTAGGGTCATAATCTGCATATTTATCTCTAGAGACTACTGGGATGCTAGTTTTGTTGCCGTAAGCATCATAAAACTCTTTATTTCCTGCCCTTACATAAAGCATATCTCTTTCATGAGTAATCCCCATGCGTCTAGCAATTTCTACACGAGCCTCTGCCTCTTGGAGTTTTAACATCTGTTTATCTATGACATTTACTTCATAAGAGACTGTATCCCCCCATGCTCCTGATGCTCGACCCGTATCAACATCCCAAACACCTCGTCGAGCAGACGATCGCCTAGAGACTTTAATAAGCTTCTGTTGTTCCATAAATTTAAGTAAACGACTTCCTTCAGCATGATAGTGCTTCAAGGTATTAGCTCTAAATAAGTTAGATCTGCCAAGATCTTCAGCATACATTTTACCAATATTGATCGCCAGACTATCATAGTCTGTTGATCTTCCGGAGGCTACTAGCTTAATAGCCTTTGTTAACGTCTGCCGAGACATACTTCCTAAGCTCTCCGCTGTAGGCCTGTCTTTAATAGTACTAAATTCCAAGTCAAGAATTCTACGTTTTATAGATTTAAAAGTAGCTATTTGTTGAGTAATCCAATCATCACTAGGAAGTTTATTTCGATTAGCCCGACGATTTTTGAAAACTCTATAAGAACTATCAAATGCTACACTAGATTTCCTGAGCCTATTAATGAATTGTTCCCGAGTCATGAATAATGATTTATATCCATCTACAATACTTTGACCCGTCCTTAAGTAAGCAGCAGCTGGTCCTTTAAGTCTAAACAAAGCTCGTTTAGCAATTTTGTTTGCCTCAATTGCTCGCCATTGGTCAATATATTTTTGATCCTTGATTTGATTATTAACAATTTCATCAAGATTATAATACTTACCAAGTAGTTGTACTTGAGGAATATCATTTCGAGATCTAGATAAATAGCCGCCAAAAAACTCTGTTCTTTTTCGTGAGCGAGTGTCTAATAGCCGAGATACGTTTTGAACAGAAAACCTATTTTCAGCTCTCATTACAGCACTAAAATCTTGCCAAGGATTCTTACTTGAATTAAACCTTTGAAATACAACTCTAAGATTTTCAATAGCAACAGTTTGTTGGTTTACAGACATTTTGTTTTGTAATCCAGAAACAAAATTTTCAATAAAATCTTTTTGTTCTAAAGTTAAATCTTTAGATGCCTTCATAAAATCTATTCTTTCTTGATAGAGATTAAAATCAGGCTCATAGAATAAATTGTTACTTATTTCACCAGTAACAGGGTTAACAGAATAATTACGTTCATCAAATTCATTTCTTGAACGACGCCTAGAATTCTGTTTACCAATTAGAGAAGTTCCCTTATAGTCTGTTAATGACATTGTTTTAGAATTATCAGATGCGTCTAGAATTAACATTCTTTGTAATGCGCTCTTTTGTTCTGAGCTTCTCATCAAATCAGAAGGTCTAGCCACATTCAGCTTAAGATCCATGTCTTGTATTTGAGTTCTATCTCTAAAGATATTAGTAAGACCTGACACTCTATTTCTTAGGGTTTCAATACTTAAAGCCTTTCCTTCGGGAGTTACAAACTCTCTAGCTTTTATAGCGCCACCTCTGAATAGATTAGCCTTGTCTTCACTACCTAATATCTTTGTTTGAACCTCAAAAGTTTGTCTTTTAAGCCAATCTGTAAAACTTTGAATTCTTGGAGCTATACCATTAAAGTAAATGTCAGGTATTAAACTTAACTTATCCTTATTGATTCTTGAGATTGAGTTAAATCTTTTACCATTGTAACTGACTTTGCTAATGGTTTTATCTTTAAATATTACAGAATCCTTATCAAATACATGATTATTCCCCATAATAAAGGCGTTTCTTACAGAATTATCAGCACTTTGTATTTGTGAATACATAAACGCTTCTCGATCCCTTTGGAATTGCTCTGTAGCACCACCATACTTCTTTATCAGGGCTTCTTTCTCTGCATAGCTTAAATCACCTTTTCGAAGAATGTAGTTATTATTCTTTGCCCACGCAATAGTCTCGGGGTCTTCATAAAATTCATGATAAACGACCTTAGGATTGTAATCCTGAACTCGTTTCTCAACTATCCGCACATTTTGTGGGGTATGCTTTTCTCCAAAAATTCTAAGATTATTAGTTCCTGTTTGTAATAATTCTTCTTTGCTTTTAAGAACAGGTATTAAGCTTGAACGACAATTCCAATGTAATGGAGGCTGAAAGCGCTTATCATCTATATCATAAATTTTACCATTATGATGAGTGCAAATTGGACTTGTGCGAGAATCTAGAATAGCAGTAAACATGAAACCTTTCATAATTTCACGATTTTCTTCTACAACTTTTTTAAGAGCCTCAGTTTGAGTAGCCGTAATAGAAGTCCTAGTCAAAGCTCTAGCTTGAACCTCGGTCAAGTTAGTAGTTTTTAAGATCTCTTTAATAATTTCTTTCGGGCTACTACCATTAGCCAATCCCGCTCTAACTTTACTTTGAATTCTTACAAGTTCACCAGAAGCGATATTGCTAAGATTCTTAGAAAGATCTGACGGTCCTTTAATATTTGGCCCTGTAATCTCTGCTAGTAATTCACGAGCAGTCGGCCTTTTTACGTCGTAAAATTTTCTAACTTCTTTATAAAGGTTATCACTATGGAAATCAAGTTGGGAAGTTGAAAATTCTAAGAGACTATTTTTCTGGAAAGTAAATATTTCTTTAAAAAATCTTTTAATTTCAGAAGAAACATCTGATTTGATATCTTTTTGAAGTAAATCGCCTAACCTCTTCCTATGTCGTCTAAGAATTCTTCTATTCTGTATTTGAACTCCCTCTTCGTAAAGTCTAACATCTGCCATGTGTTGTACAATACGATCAAAGATTTCATCATTTACACTCATCCTAGTACTCCATTGAGCAGTTAAGTAAGTTTATTCTATCACAGTCTGATTATCATTAGGTTTATTAACTAATACATCAGTTTGAATCTCTTGTATTGCTTCATCATCATCGTAATCCGCTGGCAAGAAATCATTGTATTTAGCAATGTTAATAAAAGTGCTTCTACTAATTATACCATATTGATACCATTCAGAAACAAGACGCATAGCTCCCTCACCACCAACCATCGGGGCAAAGTCACTAGACATTTGGAATTCAATATCCTCTGAATTATAATTAGTACCATACTTCCAATTAATCATGAAAGTGATTACTTCGCGAATAGTACCAGAAACTTTTGCATTAAGAGTTCCAAGTTGCGCGGTTTGAGATGCGTTACGAATTTCTAGGGCAACACCA